CCAAGTTCGGTAGCAACATCGCCAATGGCTTTCTGGGTAGCCTCATCCCGCTTCATGCCAGCGGCTTCATATTCGGCAATCTTGGCATACAAGCCAGTCGCAACCACGTCCCCCTCCGCAGGTGCGCCAATCAACGTATTGATCTTGTCGATCTTGGTGTTTACCCCGTCAATGTGCGCGTAGATACCTGTAGCCGCAACCGTGTCTGTACCAGCACCCCCTACGATCTTATCAACCGTAGCCTTAACGTCATCTGCCGTGAGCCCTGCGTCACGCAAGTCTTGAACAGCTTTGTCAATAGTGTCGAACCGGGTTTCAGTTGTTTTTAGCGCGTCCGCAATTTCAGTCTTGACTGCATCTGTTGTGGCAAGCCCCTTGGTCGCATCTGCAACCTTTGAGGCAACATCCTCAAGAGACAAACCGGGGTTGGCCTCCATGTAGGTCTTGATTGCCGCTGAGACATCATCTTTGGACAGACCCGCAGGGAACTTTATGCCAGAGATTGCAGTCTCAATATCTTTGGTTGTAGCTAACCCCTTAATTGCAGCGGCTATGTCTGTCTTCACCCCTTCGGATGTGGCAAGCCCCTTGGTCGCATCTGCAACTTTTGTTGCAACATCTGCAAGAGACAGGCCGGGGTTAGCCTCCATGTAGGTCTTGATTGCCGCTGATACATCTTCTTTAGATATACCGGCAGGGAACTTGATGTTGGCAATTGCTTTATCTACGTCCGCAGGGGTAGCCAGCCCCTTAGTAGAATCGGTAATGGCTTTTTCCAGAGCAGCTTTGGCCGTATCAATTTTAAGATCAAGTTTTGCAACCTCCAATCCCGTATCCGCAATTGACTTTGTAAGGTCTTTACGCACCAGTTCAATAGCTTTAATTGCCTCTGGAGTTGCCCCAACAGTCATCGATTCAAGCTGCTCGACCAACGAGTTATATCGCGCAGTGGGTAGGTAGTCAGTGGCTTTGGTTGTCAGCCCAGACTCATCGTACTGGCCAATCAATTTTTTAACGTCGGCAGCGGTAGGCTTAACTAACCCCAATGTTGCATACGCCGCTTTAACTTCACCTTCATCTACCATGCGCGGGTCAACGTAAGCGCCGATGGCTCCAGCCTGCTCGGCTTCGTTTACTTGGCCAACAAACTTCTTAATCTCGTCCGCAGTTGGTGTGTACCCCAAATCAGTGAGGTATTTTTTTGCCTCCTCAGTTGTTACCTGACGTGGGTTCACGTATGCAGCAACATCGGTTTGCGTTTTAGACTCGGCGGTGCTACCCACAAATTGTTTGATCTCATCCGCAGTGGGGGTGTATCCTTTTGCAGTCAAGAATTCTTTGGCCTCGTCAGAAGTTGTTGCCTTGGGGTCAAATTCGGCCCTAGCCGCAGCAGTGGCGGCGGCTTCGTCTTTCTGAGCGACGAGCTTAGAGGCTTCTTCGTCTGTGAGTGCGTAGCCCTCGGCCAAGGCCGCAGCTTTTACCTCCTCGATGTCAAATACTCTGGGGTCAACGTACGCTTCGGCGCGGCTGTCTAATGTAGGGTCTGTGCCTTGGCCTGTCAGTGCTGTTACATCCGCATCGGAGTACACAAAGTCACTGCGCTTGCCCAACGCCGCAGCCGCCTCATCACTGCTGGTGTAGTTGGTGTTGTCAATAGTGTTCATCAAGTTGGACTTGACGGTATTGTCCGTGATGCCAAAGTTGGCCAGTGCAGTGACAGCGGCGGCAGGGTTACCCTTGTTAGTCTCCAAGATGTCAGCAACCATGGGGTTACCTTGGATAGCGTTAGAGATGACATCTCCGGTGCGGCTTGCGCCATATGCACCCCCAGCGATTGGGCCACCTGCAATCATGCCGAATGCAACTGCCTGTGTGATCTCCTTGGCAACATCCCGTGTTCGGTCAAGTTTGTAGAGTTGGCCTTCCAACGCAGCCTGCGTAAGCCCTTCTTCACCACCTTCGGCAAAACCTTCTTTAATGGTAATTTTGGTACCAGTTTTGGCAAAGTCTCCAAGGGATTGCAACGCGCTCCCCAATCCCGTACCGGTTTTACCTAAAATTGCTTTTTCAAGCGCCGCGCCGCCAATGCCCATGGACACCGCTGTAACGCCTGCGGCAATGAACGCTTGGCGCTGTGCAATCTCCATTGCAATCTTGTCGGCTTGTTCAGGTGTTTTACCCGTCTTAATTGCAACCTTGTAGGCTTCGTCATACGCGCCAGACGCTGAGCCCCCAGCCGATTCAACAATGTCAGTCATGATACTGGTCGTCATACCTGCGGCGGTGCCCATCTTAGCGGCAACAGCTTGGCCATACTTCAACGCAAGCGCCGCACCTTTGGCACCCGAAGCAACAACCCCGCCGATCAAGAGCGGGGCAACTTCTTGGATACCTTCAACGCCAACATACTCAGCCAAGAACTGAAGCGGTGCGGATTCAAACGCGCCGTAGATTGCCTTGAGGGTTCCACCAACACCTTTGGCGTTACCAATCATGGTCTGCATGTTTTTAACGGCAGCTTGGTATTCCGCAGTGTTGCTGGCTTTGCCCAAGTCTTGCAGAGCATTTGAGAATTTGCCCAACGCCGTAGTTTTCGGCGCTGCGCCCATAAGAACAGAGATACCGTTGATGGACTCAAGAAATCCACCACCAGCTTTTAACACGTTTGCGGTAGTGTTGATCAGCGTTGAGTTGCCCGACTCTTTTGCCCAGCCAACAACTGTTTTGGAAGCGTCAATAATGGCTTGGCTTACTACGCCGTTGACAGCCGCCTCACCGCTTAACTGTGCATAGGTAAGAATTTTGTCTTGTGCGGTAGGTGTTGGGCACGGAAAATTTTGTGGGCAAGATAGTATTACGTCAACGCGGAACGCTTTTTCATAATTTCCAGTAACCGGGTTCCATGCTGCCACAGCAGTGGTAGGGTCAGGCTCAACCCAAACAGGTTTATTTGTTTTAGGATCGTAGATTAGAGTGGCTGTATTACTATCAAACGTTGCTAGTGATGCTAGTTTTAACCCCGCAGGCGGAGTAAAATTTGGTAGCGGGTTCCATTCGCCGTAGTTAACACCCGAAATATCAACGTGAAATACTTTACGATCTTGATCCGAAACCAACTGATTTATTGATACGGTGTTATTGTTGATGATGTCTTGGATAGACGCGCCTTTGAGTGCGGTTATATTGTTGCCGTATGCAAGATCAATATTACTTAAAATTTTAGAAACGAGAACCGGGTCAGCCGTGGCTAACGTAACACCCTTCTGTTCCAATGCATAAGTAACCAAACGAGTGCGTTGCCCCGCAACTACCGATTCCGCAATTTTATTATTTGTCGGTGCGTTTTGGAATTGGCCCGTGGACAAGTAGTGCTCGTAGGGGTCAACACCCGTTTCTAACCCGTTCAACTTGCGGTATTGTTCAGCATTAAAGTTTTCATCCATTACCTCTACAAACGCGCGGTTACTTGTGCGATAGATTGGGTCAAGCACCTCAGATAAAGCATCTGTCTTGGTGCCAAACGCTTGCATGGCCTTTTCGTAGTCGCCAGTGAGCACCGCATGTTGTTGCTTCAATTTATCCAGTTCCGCGCCGTACGTAGTAAGGGCTGGCTGAAGTTTTTCTGCATATTCTTTGTTTAGCGCCGTTACATACTCGTTGTACTTAGCTATCGCAGCATTTGCAGCGTCCGCAGTGGTTTGGCTTGGGTTAGCGTTATGTGTTTTTACTGCGTCGTTGTATACCCCGCTGAGTCTATTTTGTTCTGCTATTCGCGCTTTAACTATATCGGCAGTAGTGTTGTAATTTAGCGCAGCAGATTTTTGATCTACAATATTTGTGTCTATCTTACTTGCATCTACTTTTGCGGCTACAAACGCTGTGGTGGTTGCCGCAGTGGCTGTTTTGAACGCGCCAGTAGCCATGTCCCCCAGAGCTTTAGAGCCTGCTTTCATCAGGGCAGCTTCAATAGCACCAGATGCTTTACCGCCAGACAACGCAGCAGTGGCTGTGCCCATAAGCACGTCGGTCAGAATGGTGCGCTGTGTGTTGTCGAGCTTTGTGCCATCAGGGTCAAACGACTTAATTGCATTGGTAACAATACCGGAAGCGGAAATAATGCCACCCATAATGGCAGCAGTAGGGTTCGGGTCGTTTGTAACCGCCGCAACAACCGCAGACTTAATTGCCGCCTGTACAGTTGGGGGTAAGGTACTAAATGTGCCCCCCGTCATTGACTCAACCTTACCTAGTACCGCGCCAGCAGCCGCGCTCACACCACCGGTAACAAACGCTTTGAGGGGGTCTTGCCCAGATACAACCGCAACAGCCGCTGCGCCTGCACCGCTGCCGAAAATCTGCACCGCAAGTGCGTTGTCAGTGGCCTTGGCTACTGCGGAAGTAGCATTACCCCCAACATAAGAACCAACCTGTTGCGAGACATATGCTACGGCAGTGGCTTTAAGAACATCTTCAAAATTACCACCTTTTGCGGCAACGTCTGCACCAGAAATAAGCGGGAGCGCCCATGCGTTACCTGTAGCAACCGCAGCAATCTGCGCAATAGTTTTGGCGGGGTTGTCGAGCGCCGCCTCCAATACGCTACCCACCGTGGTCATCACAGGGTCAATGACTTTATCAATAATCCAATCAAACGCACCAGTGATAACTTTTTTTATATCTCCAATAAGAGTTCCAATTTCTGCTATTGGGTCACACATCGCTGCCTCCCGACAAATCCATGTGCATGACAACACCTTTAGCTGTCTTTGTAAATTCTAAAGAATCTTCCGGCGATTTAATTTCCTTAAACGCTTGGCGCATTACTCTTGTAATAGCGGGGCTGCTGTAGATTGCAAGGATTTCGGTCATGCCCATGCTTGTCATTCGGGTTAGACCCTCGGCCACGTTACCCACCATGTTTTGCAGCGTATCCGCGTTCATCGCCCAGACCATGGCTTGATGTTCTTTTCCTTCAGGGCCACGCCGGTACATAAAGAACGTGTTCCCTATGATCTCACCCTCGATTTCAATTTTGGCAAATACCGCAGCCATAGTAGTCATCCACACCGTGAAGTCTTCAAGGCGCTTGTCCGTATGCTTTTCGTTGGAATGATAGACGTGCAAAATCTGCCCGTAATCCAACTGTTTCTGGCGACTATCAACAAGTTTCATAGTATGTATTTACCCAATCTTCCAGTTAGTACCGTCAGAATACACAGGTACCTTATTTGCCCCACCGCCAGCCACAGTAGATGCAAAAGTGGTTGCGTTGGCATCAGACACAAACGCCCGAGCCCCTACACCAGAAGTTACGGCACTGGGCAGCGTCGCCACGGTGTACACAGTCGTTGGGGGGATGATACCCCCCGCAGTTTCTAACTGCCCCAAAATACTTTGTAGCCGTACAAAGTACAACCGAAAGACGCTGTTCAACTGATCTTGGTACGGGCGTTGGTACTCCTCCGGTGCCTGTGGTAACGCAGGCGGGGAAATGCGCTGGATTTCAAATTCAGAAGTAACGATCATCGGCGACCATCCGGGCGCATGTCAATACGGGGCGAACCCAACTGCCAGTTTACACCTAACCCAGTAGACTCAATCTTAATGGACATCTGACGACCGCGCACCCGAGTAAAAATCTGCCCCGTAAATTCTTCAACCGGCAGCACAGCAATACGAGTAATTGTTGCAAAGCTACTATCAGCTACGGAGTGATTGTCATTTACCGCAGAGTTAACCGAATACCCAGAGCCAGAGTTTCTCAACGGCAACAAGTACATCGTAGCGTTTGGTGAATTTGCAGTTGAGCCTTCAAACGTAATGTCGGGTAGTACGCGCCACACAAACATAAAGTTGTGGCCATCATCCAAGTCAAACTGAGCAGAAGTAATAGACGCTTCAATTGGCAGTGTGGTGGCCGTAGCGTTATCGTCCAGCCCATCTTCTTGGTTCACAAGGTTGTTGTAGTACGTTGCGGCCAACGGAAAGTCACGCAGGCCAGAGTCCAGCCATGCGGTGCGCGCCATATTGCCGTAATACCACACGTTTTCTACGTAGTTGTAGATTACGTACTTGTCAATGTCGGTAGAGCTTTCGGAGCAATAAAACCACCAAACTTCGTTAAAACCTTCGTTGGTGCCCGAGCACACTTGCGCGTACTGCGAGGTGTTAATGTCTTCAAACACGTACCGGCGCAAGTCGCAGTTCAATGTCTGCGTACGGCCATCGTATTTGTAAAACTTGTCTTTGCCCATCCAGTAAGCTACGCCCGAGGCGTACGACACGGCGTTTTGCCCAACAATAGAGATGTTTTCACCCACAATCTGTGCACTCCAGACAATTGGCGCACCTACGTACTGGAGCGAATACAACGACGCATCAGTCCACACCAAAACTTCTTGTCGTGATTGAGTAGCCGTAACAATCTCGGAGCCGCGAGACAAGCGCAAGAAGCCTGCTTGGTTGGTTGATGCGGGTGTCCAGTTGTAGGGGTCTTCTTGGTCAGACCAGCGAATCAACATTGGGTCAACTGTAGCCGAGCCGTAGTCATTGCAGCCAAACGCAAACACAAACCGGCTAACGTCAGACACCAACAAGTAGTTTTGTTGGGTTGGTACGTCTGTTGCGCTTCCAAAGTCGGCTAACTTGTACCCGTTTGACAAGATACGCACGGTGCCTACAGCCGCAACGGTGACTTGAATGAGCGCCCCCGAAGGAGTCAACGAGATGTTAAACGATGAACCTGACACGTTGCGTACGTAGTACAACTCGCCGGGGAGAATACCTACCGGCAGGGTAGACACAGCGTCAGGTGCAAAACGAAGTGGAGTGCCGTTGGCATATTCAGCAGAGGCAGTAATCACCGTGGGGTTTGCCACCGTAGCAGAGAACGTAATTGGGGTGTACCCAGACGTTGCATCCCAGTAGTAGATCGGGCCTTCACGTGGGCCAAAGATTAAGTCTTCGCCGTAGTTCTGCTGGCTCCACAAACGGATGGCGTCGGTAGACGCTTCACCAATACCCCAAGGGCCAGCACCCCAAGGGCCAGCACCCCAACCTACCAGCGGCACCACATAGGCAGGGCCAACATTGATTTGATACAGCGCGTACACAGTCCCGCCGCCCGTTGCATCCGACGTAGCGTTTGAGCTTGCCGTGATGGTGTATGTAGTAGCTCCCGTGACCGTAATTTCGTACTGGCCAAAGATGGTCAGGCCACCCACGGCTGTTGCGTTGTAGAACGACACAAAGTCGCCATCAATGTAGCCACCGTTGGCATCAGTCACCTCTACGACAGGGGAGCCAACAAATGTCTCAAACGGGTTGGTCAGGGTAACCTGATCACGGAACGGTGTAATGTCGTTGTAGATACCGCCTGCCGCAAGATAAAACTTCAGGTTGGTGCCAACGCCAATCAGGTTGATACCGCCAAGGGTCACCCAGTTCCACAGGGAACGGCAGATGCCCAAAAAGGTGGATGAGGAGATACGTGTCCAGCCACCAATCTTTTCGGGCGTGCCTTGGCGAAATCGAGTTTTCTCGCTTTCATACCAGCCCCCTTCATTGGTGTACCGGGTGTTCTCCCGGTTAACTCCGGGCTTGAGCAGTATTTTCTTCAGTGGCATATTAGGTTACCCTTACCCATTCCGGTTTGCCTTGGCCTCGGCTGAAGTGCGGACAGTCCACCAACTTCTTACCATTGCCGCCCCAAGAGTTCAAGGGGTTGAGAGACTCCCAGTATGCACCAAGCGGGGCAAGGGCAGCTTTGCTGCCCACAAGTTTTCCATCCCTAAAGATGTTGAAGTCCACCGCAAGGCGCTTTAGGTGCATTGAGTTCATCGTCTGACTACGCCCGGTCTTTACGTAGAGTTCTTGCTGCTCGGGGGTTCGATACAGTTCACCAGCGGTGAGTGTAAAGCCAATGCCAGTGGCATGTTGCACCAGCTTGCACACATCAAGAAGAAATGCAGCTTGTTCAATAACGAGGCTCATTTTTTAGTCCTCATTTCAGCAAGTTTTTCAATGGTGCGCCCACCGAAGTATGCACCCATGATCAGCATGCCCCACTGTCCCAGCAAGGACACGTAGGACTCGTTGGCGTCCAAGCCAAAGGCCGACATCATGGAGAACAGGAAGTACCCCACAAAAATAGCAATCAGGCTCATAGGGCGGATGTTCTTGGACAACCAAGAATCCGACGACATGTCCGCTTTCCATCGATCAGAGATGTTGTTGTCCTCATTCTGGATAGCGGCGGCAAAGGCTTGCAACTCGTCGAGGCCAAGTTTTTTTTCCTCAATGCGCAAACGCAGAAGTTCTTCCTCGTGATCCATCTCGTATTGTTTGAGCTTGATAGTGTCTTCAGCCGACAGCGGCTGATCGAGCTTGACGCCCGTCTTTTCTTCCACCCAGTCTTTGCCCTTGGCCATCACGGCGTTGCCGATGAGGCTAAGTCCTTGCGACAGCAGAGGTGCGAGGAGTGCAGGAATCATGATTACCCTTTTAGGTCAAAACTGAGATTTGCATGGCGCGGGTATTGAACCACGCGCTCGCCCTCGGGGCATCTGTATTTGATCGTCGCCAGCAGAGTGGCTGTACCGGGTGCAATCTTCTCTTTTCTTACCATTGTCAACTGGTAGGTAAAGGTGTCAATCTGTGGCCCTGCTGGGCCGCTAAACTTGCTTGCTGTGGTGATTGCCTCATGCACCATGCCCGATGCGTCACGGATGCTTGGGGTGAAGCTCTCGACGGAACAGTCGTCGCGCTTTTTAATCCTCGCCACGGTGACTGCGATCGGCTTCCCAGCCTCTGCCACGATCTTGAAGTGCTCTGGTGCCCACTCAAGGATGGC